AATATCACTAATCTGGTCTAATGCCTGCTTTAGATAAAACTCTGCATTATCAACACGGTTAATGGATTCGCAACCCAGAGGTATCATAACTAATATAAAAACTAGTCCGACAAGTAAAATTAAATACCACTTAGTTTTCACTTCAACCTCCTTATAACCTCGATTACCGGCGCCGCTATTTGGCAGTCCTGTAATTTGATTCTGCTAGTATTGTTCTCTAGCCATAGTTCATCGGCTATCTTTCTCAGGCGACCTATGCGTAACTCATTGTCAACGAGACAGACTATTATGTCTCCATTGTTCATCTCACCTAGTCTATCAATGATGATAATATCGCCATTGGCTACTTGAGGTTCAAGACAGACACCATGCACTAAATAGCCTTCAATGTTCTTGCCGGTAGTTTTAGGGCGGGCTCTATACACAAAGTCCACAGGCTCCGCGGAGTCCCCGGCATGAAAGGGGAACTCGGTATAGATAGGAATTGATACAGGAGTGGCGAGCTTCAGGCGGTCTAGGATTTCCTCGGGGGTCTCCGGGCGTGGGTAAGTACCCTTGGTTTCCTTAATATATCCCGCTGCTTGGTAAAGTTCTTCAGGCTTGATGTTGTAGGCACGGGCGAATCCTAATAAAATATTGGCTGGGGGTCTCTTTCTATCCTTTTTTTCCCAATAAGAAACAGTTCGCCTACCTAAGCCTGAACGCTCGGCGACTTCCTCTTGCGTCCAGTCTCGTTCTTTCCTGAGTTCCTTTAACTTTTGTGCCAATCCCATACTATAAGCCAAAATCTTAGCACCACTTGGAGAAAAAGTAAACGAACTATGTTCTAGGACAAATGTTCTACCCTATTACAGGCCAGATATAAAATAGAAATTTTGTTCTAATTTTGCCACCAAAGCTAAGGGGGGTATTGACAATCTTTTGGCATGGTGCTAATATATTGGCGTGGAAGTGACACTAATCACCAAAATAAAAGAGATTCAATCGAGGGAAGGACTGACCGATAGTGAGATGGCAAAGCGGTTGAATTGTTCTCGACAGCTTTACCAAGGAATTAGGACTGGCAAAATCCCACCTGGTAGCAAGGTCCTCAAGGGTATCTCGATAGCCTTCCCAGAACTCCAAGCCGATATTCTACTTTTTTTGGCCAGCGATGCCAAGAATTGTCCTGACAATGCTCAAAAGAATCCCCTGAAAGCGGCTTCAAGGGCTTAAGGCTGGTGATGAAAAGGTTTTATGTGGAATTGATAGGGAAGATTAAAGCACTTTAACAACTGAATACTGAGCGGGTAGGAAAGGAGACTGTTTATGGCATATAGAAAGAGAACGTTAAGAATTATGTCCCCGACAGCTCGAAAGGTTGCCCGGCTGATAGGAGAACTTGAAAGTGTATCCCGAAGGCTTAAAAACCTAGTCCCTGACTTTCAAGCCCTTGACTTCAACACTAGGGCATTGGAGGGAGCGAAATCAGGGTTAATCCTATCCGATACAGATGCTTGGGGCTTGCAATCTGCCTTAATACATGGGCAACAAGATGGTTATTTTGATGACAACAAGGAATGGGCAGAGGCTATGCTTCAAAGAGTAAATAAATTTAGAGAAGGATTCGAGGTCTAAATAAAACTTTACCCGCTCAGTATTCAGAGGTTAAGGAAATAAGGAAATGAACCCCATAGATTCAGGACATAAAGGCGGGACCAGAACGAGGGATAACCATGTCACGCTATGCCCTGCCTGCGGCCATCTAGTTAAAAGCCAATTTTACCAAGAGGTAGGGCAGGCAGGTGGTCACAGTACCCTTAGAAGATATGGAAGAGAATTTTATCAAACAATCGGCAAAATGGGAGGGCGCGGCAATACGAAAGCGAAGAGGGAACCATGCCACTTATAGGTGAGATTAGAAAAGCTAAGGACTGCAACCAGCGCGGCCACTGCAAATATATCTGGCACGCTTGCACGGGTTGTGGAAAGGAGCGGTGGGTTGTATGGAAAGTCAAACTTGCTAGACCCAGAAGTGACCTCTGTATGAGTTGTGGTTTAAGAAAACGTGGTTTGCAAGGTGAGAAAAGCCCTTCATGGGAAGGGGGACGGTGCATCACTAAAGCCGGATATATATGGGTATGGGTCGCGCCTGACGATTTCTTTCATCCGATGGCAAACAATCATAGCTATGTCTTGGAACACCGTCTTGTGGTGGCGAAATACTTGAAGCGGTGTTTACTACCTTGGGAAATAGTGCATCACAGAGATGGCATCAAAGACCATAATGAGTTAAGTAATTTACAGCTAATATCAGGTCAAAAATATCATATTGTCGACGGAGCGGTAAAAGGATACATAAAGAGACTGGAGACGGAAATTCGTCTATTACGACTAGAGAACAAGCAGTTAAAAGGGGGTGAAACCACACAAAAAAGATACGAGAGAGGAAACAGAAGGATACTCGCCGCAGAGTCGAGCGGTTCTGAAATACAAGAGGGGCTGGAGTCACTTCCAGCCCCGGGGAGTAGTAATTGAATAAAGTCATTATAACACTAAAAGGGAAAGCAAGTCTAGTATTCAAGCTCTTTGACTTGTTCTGCCAGCAAAAAGGGGACATCAGGATTGAAGAGCTGGGGAGGGAGAAGTGAACTGTACAAAGGGAGAAAGAACCATCTGGTGTGCTGAGGACTATTGGATGGTAGAAGTCAAGGATAGTTCACCAGTCTGCATTATTGGCAAATTCCACACAAAGGAGGATGCTTTATTAGATGCAGCAGCCCCAGAACTTTATGAGGCATTGAAAGAGCTATCAGAGATAACCCACGACCTCGGCCTAGGGGATGGAAATCCAGACCCACTAATTGAAGCATCTAATAAAAAGGCGAGAAAGGCTCTAGCCAAAGCCGAAGGAGCAAAATGAACAAGAGTGTGAGGGTAAGTTTATCTGAACTTCAAGTAAATTGGCTGATGAGGCTGACCTCTATGGAACTGCTCCGGCAAATTACTCATAACTCAGTTGATCCCGTCTTGGGTGAGGCAGCAATGAGAATCGTCAAAGCCAAAGAGAAGTTCATGCCAGAAAGAAAAGGGGGGAACGATGATTTGTCCAATGAAGTTAACGAATCCTAATAATCAATCAGTCCAATGTGAGTGTGAACGAACCGACTGCGAGTGGTGGAATGAACGCTTCGGTATGTGCTGTATCACTGTCCCGGCATACCATATGGGCGTTGAGGACCGACAAAAAGAATGCGGCCCAAACTTCTATAGGAGGGAATGAAATGGTAGTTAGTATAAAGAACGAAACTCTAATTGCCGAGAATGTCGAAGTTGATATGGAGACATTAAGGATTGCAAGTTCTGTTTTGGAACCACGACTGCTCAAACTTGATGCCTTAATGGATATTCGAGATGCTCTACTCAAAGTCCTCTCTCCTGAAGATAGAGAGAAATTAGAGGCATATATTAAGGGGGAATGATGGAAGAAATAAGGCTATGCCGAAATTGTGAACAGTGGTTTACAACCTCACAATGGCGCGGGAACTGCAAGAAGTACCCTTTTGAGAAGGATAAATATAGTGACGAGACCACCCCCCACGCAGATTGCAGGGGTAGAGATTTTGTTGATAAACAGGCCAAGTATCAAGTAGCACAGGAGGTTAAAAATGGCTGAAACAGCATTAACATTACCAGACGAGACCCAATTCAAGGCAGACATACAGGCTATAAACAAGTTCCAACAGGTAGTCCATGCGAACCTGATTGAAGGACAGGATTATGGCGTAATCCCTGGGACAAAGAAGGCTACATTACTCAAGCCCGGGGCAGAGAAAATTGCTAAACTACTCGGTCTCTGTGACCGGTATGTAATTCTTGATAGGCAAGAGGATTGGGATAAGCCGTTTTTCCGCTATCTCATTCAATGCCAATTGACCTCAGTGAATAGCAGCGTTGTCATCACCGAGGGATTGGGCGAGTGTAACTCTATGGAGAGCAAATATCATTACCGCTGGCTTTGGCCATCCGAGGTCCCTGAAGGCTTTGACAAGGAACATGCTGTCAAGAAGCAAGTTATTGCCAGGGGCGAAAGGGTGACTCAGTATCGCACCGATAATGAGGACATCTTTAGCCAGGTGAATACTCTTGTGAAGATGGCCAAGAAACGAGCTCTTGTTGATGCGGCTTTATCGGCTGGCCGGTTATCGAATATCTTTACTCAGGATGTTGAGGACGTTGAAGGGCTTGAACCAATGAGTCCCGCATCACCGGCCGAGGATGATAAGAAAGCGAAAGCTAAAGTTGATGTCCCCATTACAGGCGACTTTAAGAACATCGGTGAGTTCTATACCGCCTGTCTAAAGCAATTCAATCTGACGAAAACCCGAGTAGATGCCGAGGTCTCGGCTAGTTTTGACCTTACGAAGCCCGACCAACTCAAGAAGGCTTGGGAGATGATTGTGTCAATATATGGTCACAAGAAGGAAGCCGAGGACCCTGGTAAAGAAAGCAAAAGGGATTGAACCTTAAAAATTGAATAAGGATTCCCGCCACCGAAACTGTAAAGTTAGGCAAAGTGTCTAAGTGATGCGCCCCTGAGAGCAGGTCGAAGCTACTGGCGGGGTGCTGGTTAAACAAACCTTTGCGGTTAATTCCTATGCGTTGCCAGCACAAAGCCTGAGCCGACGGGTAGTCCCAAGGGTTTACACCTAGCGGGGGATGCAAAGCAGAGGCTCAGGCAAGGGTGAGGGTGCTACCTCAGTAAAGTAGTAAATGAAGGATTGAAGGTTACTTCAACCCTCACCCAACTAATCCTTTTTGAGAGCTTCTTAAAGAGAGGAGGGATAAATGACAGACAAAGAAATGGAAGCTAATTATGGAGATATTGTAGTAAGGTTTTCTTCTTATTATAAATATAGCTTCGTCTTTAAGGGACAAGGATTAGCTATTTATGCTGGTGGCGACAAAGATGATATTTACCGCTTTTCAGTAGCCCCTAATGTAGATTACAAGATACGGGACTTGCCTGTTTACAAAATATACAAAGGAGAGGAGCTTATCTACGAGGCATAGTAGTCTTAATAGAAGGAGGGATAAATGGAAGCTGAAACCAAGAAGTATATACAAGATTGTTACCCTATTGATAAATGGATTGAACAAGGCTTTGAGGTCGGCAGACAAGAAGGCAGAAGGGAAGTGGTGGAGTGGATAAAGAAATATGGTTGCATTGAAAGATGTGACCCTGATACTGAGCAGTACTTTAATACCTATAGATGGGTAGGGGAGGAGGAATGGCAGGAACAACTCAAGGAATGGAATGTATAACCCAGAAGTTACTCGGCGGATCATCTACTGGAGCATAAAAGCTCAACGGTCGGGCAAAGTCGCTCACCCGCACTGGACATACGGCCCCAAAGCGATGAAACGCAGGATTGACAGATGCTGCGTTGACAATCCTGAATGTAAAATGAATGAGGAGTGCTACTACCTATACGTTAAATTTGTCAATGCTACGGAGAATCCCAAAGAACCTCAAGGTAAGTATGAGCGTCCCAAGCCTTCGGCGGTGGAAACTTATCCATTCTACGGACCGAGGCAATTAGTTCATGTAGATATAGTGAGATGTTAGGAGGGAAAATTGAAAGGAATCTTATTTAAGACGGACATGATACAAGCTATCGTAGAGGGCAGAAAGACAGTTACCCGAAGGTTAGGTGGCCTAAATGATATTAATATGATAGGCCTAGACGGGGCAGGCCAACCAACAAGCCCCGACCAGTATAGATTACTAGGTATCCATGATGGTCTAGCCGATTTTGTACGCACTGCCGTAGCTACTCCGAGCTTGAATATTGGAGTCGTTTATCATTGTAAGCCTCGCTACCAAGTAGGCGAGACTGTCTATATCAAAGAGGCGTGGCGACCTGATGACACATTTAAGGGCGGTGGCATACCTCGGCTCGGCATTCAATTTGGCGAAGCGGTGATATGGAAAGCAGACAACCCAGACCAATCAGGTAAATGGCATTCTCCAATGATGATGCCCCAATGGGCAGCCCGCTACTTTATCCTGATTAAAGATGTCAGGGCAGAGAGATTGCAGGAGATACCCCACAATGAGGTTATAGCGGAAGGGATAGATATAACCACAACAAACTATCCTAGCACGAAATTTAAGGAACTCTGGAACTCTATCAACAAAGACTATCCCTGGGAAAGTAACCCTTGGATTTTCAAATACGAGTTTGAGTTAGTTAAATGACAACTAATATAGAGTGGGTAAAAAATCCTGACGGGACAAAGGGATATACGATAAACCCAGTCAAGGGCTTGTGCCCGATGGCGTGTTCTTATTGCTATGCCCGCCGAATCTATAAGAGGTTTAAATGGAACCCAGAGATAAGATATGACCCTGATGCTTTCAAGGGTTTGCCTTCTAAACCAGCACGTGTTTTTGTTGGTTCAACAATGGAACTCTTTGGGGATTGGGTTGATAGAGACTGGATGCACATGACATTCGCAAAGATACTAGCACGACCCCAGCATACGTTTATTTTCCTCACCAAACAATGCCAAAACTTACCAAGAGAATTTCCCTCGAATTGCTGGGTTGGGGTAACAGCCTTAAATGATGCCCAATTACTTCTAGCCGAGACGCAATTTGAGAAGATTAAAGCAAATGTGAAATTTCTTAGCCTAGAGCCATTAAGAAATCAACTAGATGCCTTTAGGTATATGAAACAACCCCAATGGGTTATCATCGGGCAACAAACGCCAGTCTCTAGGAAAACCGAACCTAAAATCGAGTGGGTGAGGGAAATTGTTGAGGCTGCAGACCGGGCAGGGACCCCTGTGTTCCTGAAAAATAATCTAAGACGCCTGTTGGTACCAGAGGATTGTAGCAAACCAAACTATCTTATGGACGACATATTCTGGGCTTCTGAGAAGGCTCAGTTAAGGCAAGAGATGTTAAATGACTATTACCCTTTTCATTCTTTCCTCCTTTGTACGGCGGTGGGAACACTTTTTAAGCCTTCTCACCGCCTTTTCTGGAGGCATGAATGAATAGAGATTTACTATCAGCGGCAGGTATTAAGGGCGGTAATACTCTAAAGCATCGCTGGACTGATGAGGAGCGGGCTGTAGTCTGCCGTGACTATAAAGGCACAAATGCCAGCGCCCTGGCAATAGCTAATGGGTTGGGCGTTACGCTTAACGCTGTTAAGGGGCAAGCAAGCAAACTTGGCATACTCCAGCAAAAAAGCCCGCCTTGGACGCCCGAGGAGTTAGAACGCCTTGAGGAATTGGTGCACCGATGCTCAGTAACAGAAATAGCCAAGAAACTGCACCGTTCGCCCAATGCCGTGAAGATAAAGGCAACTAGATTAAAGCTCAAACTCAGGCTCAGGGATGAGTGGTATACCAAGATGGAAGTAACTGAAATATGTGGAGTTGACCATAAAAAAGTGCAGAGGTGGATTGACCAAGGTGTGCTAAAAGCGTCATGGCATAACGGCACGAGGCCCCAAAAGAATGGTATGGCTATGTGGCATATTGAGGCGAAGGACCTAAAGGACTTCATAATCAACTACTCGGGGGAATTACTCGGAAGGAATGTGGATATACAGCAAATAGTATGGCTGCTAGAGGCATGAATGAGTATGACAGGAGAGAGGAATGGCTAGTAGAACCTGGATTAAGATTTATTGTGATAAGTGGCTGAATGGCACTCTCCGAGATGAAACTCCAGAGTTTCGGGGAATCTGGGTTGACCTTCTCGTGCTGGCTGGGTCTGGGAAGTATGGTGATTCCGGGGAAATAAAAATAACTGACCAGGTGGGATTTTTGGATGAACAATTAGCCGACCTACTGCAAATTTCCCGCCAAAAATGGGTGACCATAAAGAAAAAGTTGATAGAAACTGATAGGGTCATAGTCAAAAATAACAACACAATTGCCATAAAAAACTGGTCAAAATACCAATCAGAATATGATAGACAAAAGCCATATCGCCACTCACAAGATACGAGTAATCCTGCCTCTGAAAACAGTAACTTAAAGTTACAACCAGAAGTTACAACCGAAAGTGTAACCAAAAGTGCAACAGGAGAAAGAGATAAGAGATTAGAGAAAGAGAACATAGAAAGAGAAGGTGTTAGTTTATCTATAGAAGATGTTTACGAAGTTTATAAAAAGAGTATTACGGGGACATTGAATGAACCCGGCGAGGTCAGTGAGGAAATGGAGAACGAACTGGCACTGGCTGCAAAGAGATTTACTGCGCCCTGGGTGGCCGACGCTATTATCGAGGCAGTGAAACGACAGAGAAAGGACTGGAGATATATTGGCGGTATCTTGAAGAATTGGGAGCGATTTGGGAAGGATGCCATGCTGCCCGATAAATATACTGGGGGCAAATATCAAGGACTCGTAAGGAGATAGCCTTTGCAAAGTAAAGATAGAGTAAAGGAGGAACATGGGTAATACATTAAGTGAAGTTGAGGCAATCTTGAAGGTAAGTGGGATAAGTGCTTTCTTGCCAGCAAAGATTAAGGATAGCGTGTGTCGCAGCGTGGCGACAGACATTATAGCTTATTATGAGCCTCTAATCCAGCAGGCAAAGGCTGAGGTAGCAAGGGAGATATTTGAGGTTTATGACTGCTATATTAAGCTCTTGGGGGAGGAAATTGACGAGTTGTTCGGTTTAGCTTTTGCTCACGGCTGGCGTTCTAAAAGAGCTAAAGCTGGTAACAAATGCCGAGCTGATATTCAAACTATGAAGTCCAAATATACAGGAGGGCAGAAATGAGAGAACAGATAGCAGAAGAACTTTATTATCAGAATTTTAGACCAGACGTGCGAGACAAGGTTATTTCTTGGGAAACAATTAGTGACGTAACAAGGCAGCATTTCATCGAAGATGCCGACCAAATCCTCTCCCTAATGAGGGAGGAGATAAAGAAGGTGGAGAATCCCTTTCCTGAAAAGCGAGGATTCATGGCACAGTTTGAAGCCTTTGAGGATTGTCGTCAGAAGATTATTAAGAAATTGGAATCCGAGTAGGTGAAACCATAAGAAAGGAGAAGATGAAATGAATAGAGTAATAGATAAAATAGAAACAATAGTAGAGGAAGTTGAGGATGGTATCAGGAAGTTAAACGAGAATGAAATATGGACTGCTAATAGTCATTCAATTAGTATGTTCATCGTGTCTATATTTCTGCTATTTCTTGCTATCGGCGCATTTCTACTGGAGTTGTATTTCTTTGTGAAGTTTAAGATAGTTTGGAGACTGAGAAGCCACCGAAGCTGATTTATGGAGTTTAGCAGTTAGATGATATGGAGCTGAAATGAAAGCATTAAGTATTAAGCAACCCTGGGCATGGCTAATCTGCAAGGGGATCAAGGACGTAGAGAATAGGACTTGGCATATCCATATGCCGCCTCTATTGAATTACCCTGATACACCGAGACGAATTTATGTTCATGCTAGTAAGAAACCTGACTATAAAAGCCTCCCAGAAATTGAACGAATTATGTTAGGCAACAATGTCCCTGCCGATATGGTAATGCTAAACGGGAAAATGTTTTGTCCAACTAATGATTACCTGAAAACTGTCATAGGGCCCCTTGTAAGGGTTATGCCAAATACAATTATGACTCTTGGTGCCATCATCGGTGAGGTCGATATCATAGGCTGCACAGTTGAATCTGGTTCGCCATGGTTCACCGGGCCTTATGCGCTCATACTAGCTAACGCAGTCCTCTATGAAAAGCCTCTTCCATGCAAAGGCAAACTGGGATTCTTCGAGCCTGATATAGAACTATGATGTTCAAGACTAAAGAGAGGAAAACGAAAACTTTAGGGAAACTCAAGAAAGAGGCTTGGGATGTTTTCAGTAGATATACTCGTATGACGGACTGCCTCAGGACAACGGGATGTCTGAGTTGGGGGCTGTGTATCACTTGTGAGAAGCGCTACCACATTAAATTACTCCAGGCTGGACATCTTATCCCTGGCCGGCATAACGCTAACCTATTCTCGGAAAAGGGTACTCATGCACAGTGTTACAACTGCAATATAAACCTTAAAGGGAACACGCTAGAATACCGGCGACAGATTATAAAACTATACGGCGAAGGTGCTGATGAGAGATTAGAAGCCGAAAATAGAGTGGTTAAGAAATACACCAGAGCCGAACTAATGGAACTCAAAGAACTTTACACCCAGAAGATTAAGGAACTCGAGAGCAATTATTGAAGGAGGTAAATAATGGCAAATATTGAACTAACAGACCATATTAGAGACAAGGTTCGGGAAGCCCTTATGACCTCGCTAACCCCTGAGCAACTCGACCAATTCGTAAAGGCTGAAATAGATAGCCTCTTCAAGCCCCGGAGAACAGGGTACAACGACCTTCCCTCTCTCTTCAATGAAATGGTGAAGGCTGAACTTGAAACGCTAGTCAAGTTAGAGGTCAAGAAGTGGCTAGCGGAGAATTTCGAAAGTGCATGGACAGACAGGGGCTCAGAAAGGCTAGTTGGCGAGGCCGTCAAGCAGTTTGTTCCCATTGTTATTGAGAGTCTTGCTTCTGGACTAATTTCACAAGCGTTAGTCGAAATACGTAATAGGTTATGATTGAAGGCATAAAGCTGATAGAGTGCAAAGCCTTGTTAGGACAAGTAAAGCAGTCCTTGAATTTACAAGAGGCAAAGGTTATCATGTTAATGAGAGAACGCCGGTATCAGACAATTACAGTGATAATGGAGAATGGCAAAGTGGTGCATAAAGAGAGAAAGGAAAGCATTAAAGACTAACTAGCTCTATCAAAGCACTTGGGGGGCGAGTTTTAAGGTCACAAATTGTGATCTTGAGATTCGCCTCTTTTTTGTTACGAAGATGGATTTGTGGTTTTGCTTATCGAAAGAGAATAAGGACAAGCTGGCTCGGTTCTACGAGGAGAACTTCGGCATGAAGTTGGTCCCGCCGCGGAGGGATCGCCGGGCTATTCACTGCGAGGTAAAGATTGAGGACACCGCGGAGATAAGCCGTTTAATGCAAGAATCCCCGAATTACTCGCTTGATGTTCAAGGGAGGGAGCAATAACCGACTTTAGACCATGCCGCAACTGTCAGGATTGGAAGACATGCCTATTGACGGAGAGTGAAAAGGACTGGTTTGGCTATCAGGACATTCGCTTCTGCCCGCAACACGTATTCTGGCTCTTAAAATATGAGAGGATTATTCGGGGGAAGCGATGGCCTGTACCGGATAACACAACGCTAGGTGGCATGGGTGGGCAAGTGCTTTCAGAGGCGACCTTTACCAAAGTATCGCTTATTCTGGCCGAGTTATATGCCAGGCTGGCCAGTGCTGGGACAAAAGGTGAACTTCTAAGTTCACAATGCAAAGAACTCGAACGCGACAAGTTACAGTATCTAGACGACAAGGTTAAGGATGTCCTCTATTATGTGGCTGGGGATAAACGAAAACAGACATCTTTTAATGATTGGCTAAAGGTTCGGCGTTACCGAAAAGGTAACATGCCCCAAATGTGCCGAACGTGAAGGGGAAAACTTGACAAAGACTTTACGATGTGATATGGTAGTTTTTGATTGGGCGAATTACGCCCCGGGCCTGCTTCGGCGGGTTTTTTTGTTGCCACCTTTCAGGGTGGCTTTTCTATTTCCAACTGCTGGTACCAGGTCGATTATCCGGCAGGTTTATGCGTAATGAATGAAAGAATATAAGGAGGCGAATATGGATTTAGCACTTTTATGGTTAGTACTCGCAGCGTTCTTTGGCGGAATTATAGCGGCTCTCTTGGGATGGGCAGGCTCAGGTGAGGATTTCAAGCCCCGCAAGTTTCTCTCAAGTGTACTTCGTGCACTCATAGCCGCTTTCGTAGCCGCCGTATCTTATCCACTAATAGGTTCAGTCACTGTGCCAATTCTTATTATGGCAGTCCTGGCTGGTGCCGGTGTGGATAGTCTCGGCAATCGCCTTGCTGGTAGCATTACGACAACCGGTCCTACGACTACCAGCCCCCCAAAGTAAAAAGTAGAATAACTGTTTCTTTTCAACCTCATTCTCCTTTATAGGTGTTGGTGGCTCGGTTCAATGCCGGGCCACTGACTTAGCGTCGCGGGTTTAGAGCAACGGTGGCTCGTCAGGTCCATAACCTGAAGATACTGGGTTCAACTCCCAGACCCGCCATAAATAACATGAACAATAAGATTTTACTCGTCATAATCGGAATCTTGAGTGTATTGATTGTCGCCTTGCTATGGATGCAATCATCTACCTGAGAGGTATGAATGGAATTTGAGAATGATGCTTTTAGCTGGACTGAAGACAGCGTAACAGAGACCGAGGAAAGAACCACCGGGGAACAAGATGATTGAAGAGGAAAAGGCTCATGAAGAGAGCGGGTTTGAAACCACGCTTCCTCATAAATTCACGCCTAGTCCCTTGGGAGTCATCAGGATAAAAAGCCCAGATGGTAAAGTCAAACTATTTCAGGCAAACAGAAAAGACCGCAGAGCTTTTTTAAGAAGGAATCGAAAGAGGTTAGTTAAATTATGACTGAAGAGATAAAACGGGCCAAAAATGGGCGACTTATAAGTGCCAAGTCGCTGGCAAATCTCAAGCCCTGCAAAAAGGGGGAGACACATAATCCTCACGGACGGCCGTTCAAGGAAAAATCAGTTACCGAATGTCTGCGCCGTCTTATGAAGACCCCTGCTGCAAAGGGTAAGACTAAGGAACAACTACTGGCTGAAGTCTGGTATGAGAAAGCGAAAACCGATGCCAGATACTTTGAAATGCTACTTGATAGATTAGAGGGCAAGGTTACTCAGCCTATTGGTGGGGACTCCAGTATGCCACTCGTAGTTAATGTGAATAGAATCGTAGCTCATGTAACAGAAGGCAATGGAAACACAAACAATACCCCAAGCAGTTAAACCCGTCTACCGCGAACTTATCGGCAATGAAATACACCTGAACTTCCACCCTGGGCAGTCTAGGGCATGGCTTAGTGATAAAAGATTTATTGCCGTGCAAGCTGGCGCACAGGGGGGAAAGACTTGTTTTGGCACAGATTGGTTTTACAGGGAGATAAAGAATTGTGGCGAGGGCGACTACTTAGCCGTTACTGCCACCTTCCCACTGCTAGAACTAAAGATGTTGCCTGAGTTTTTGTCTGTTTTCAGGGACCGACTTCAGTTAGGCGTTTATGCTGAGGCCAAAAAGGTATTTACCTTTCACAACGGTAAGACAAGAGTAATCTTTGGGAGTGCCACGCATCCTGAGTCGCTAGAATCAGCTACGGCAAAGGCGGCATGGCTTGATGAAGCTGGGCAAAAGCAGTTCAGGCGGGACACTTGGGAAGCAGTTCAAAGGCGACTTTCTATCCACCAAGGGCGAGTTCTCTTTACCACGACACTCTACGGCTTAGGTTGGTTTAAGATTGAAGTTTATGACAGGTGGGAAGCGGGCGATCCCGATTATGATGTCATCATATTCGATTCGACAATGAACCCGAACTTTCCCAAAGAGGAGTTTGAAAGGGTCCGTTCCAAACTTCCGCCCTGGAAGTTCAATATGTTTTATCGCGGGAGATACGATAAACCCGAAGGGCTCATTTACTCCTCATTTGATACTAGGCATTGTCTGAAGCCACGCTTTGAGATACCTAAGAACTGGCTAATCTATGTAGGACACGACTTCGGTGCTGCTAATCCTGCGGTGATATTCTTTGCGGAAGACCCGGCGACAGGTTTGCTTTGGGCTTTCCACGAATATCTCCCCGGCGCCAATAAGAGTGTAGCTGAGCGTGTAGCTGAGTGTAAGCGCATCACTGAAGGCTACAATGTGGTGAAGCGAGTGGGGGGGAGTCATCAAGAGGAAGAGACAAGACAGGCATATGAGGCTCACGGCTGGGCAATAAGTGAACCCCCCGAAATGAACCGCAGGGTAGAGACCCAAATCGCAAAGGTATTCGCCTGGCATAAGCTCAATAAAATCATGGTGTTCAATGACCTCTTCTCCTACCTTGACGAAAAGCAATCCTTTTCCAGAAAACTAGATGACAGATACCAACCTACCGACGAAATAGAGGACGAATCACGCTATCACCTTATGGCAGCAGAACGCTACATCATGGCAGACCTGAGTGAGCCAGACAGGGTGATAGGCCAAACTAAAACGCCGGTGTGGCAATTTTAATCGCAAAAGGAGTACAGATGAAACAAGCCGACTTAGGGTATGTGGCGGGCATAATAGATGGTGAAGGGTCAATTCATATTGTAAGAAGAAAAGAGCCTACTACAAGGCGAGGCTATAAGTATGAATTGCAAATATCAGTCGGGAACACTCAAGAATGGCTTATTAGATGGCTTCACTTTAATTTTGGTGGTTATATGCATGTCTGCAAAGCACCCAAAAAGGGAAATAGAGATTGTTGGCATTGGAGTATTAGAACCCGTGATGCTGTTGATTTCTTAAAGTTACTCTTGCCATATCTCAAGCTTAAAAGACCCCAAGCGGAGTTAGCTCTTCAATTTCAAGGCAATAAAAAAATGCATGGTCACAAAACTGATGAGGAATGGGCTGTAGAAGAGGCACAAACCATTCTGATGCATAATTTCAATACAGGACTCTAGGAGGCTAATCTATGGCTCAGGAAAAATTACCATCAATAGTAGCAAGAATTGATGAAAGAACGGCGCATATACAAGAAGATGTCAAGGAATTGAAAGGCACATGTAGCGAACTCAAAACGACTGTCGGTAGGCATAGCGAAGACTTGGCAACTATCAAAGAAAGAATTGGCAATCCAGATTCAAATCACCATTCCTTGAGTAAGAAGCAAAAGGCAGGAATTGGGGGTGCTGTTGTTGCGATTATTAGTACGATTATTGCGTTTTTAGCAGACTACTTCAGGCATTAAGGAGCAAACATGAGTGACGAATCACGCGATGAGTACAAACTTGTAAAAGATAAGCGAGCAGAGATGCAACCTATCTTTGATCGCATGGATAAGGATGAAGGCCTTTATTTTCTTGCCCCTTATAAGATGAAGAAACTCCCCCCCAATGAGAGTAAGGACATGGAAGGGGTAGCCAATGTGACATTGCGTGAGTCTCAGGCTTTCGCCAATAAAGCAAAGGCTCTTTTAGGCGGGCTTGATATGCAGAGGATGGTTGAGGGGCATGATATGACCGATAAGCAAACTACCAAACTTGAGGACTTTCTTGCCGATATTTACTACATGATAGACGAACGGTTGGTAAAACAGGGGATGTTAGGGTTAGATGGCTTTACTAATGAGCAAGATTGTGTGCGCGGGCGTATCCCCGCCAGGGTGTGCATAAGAATAGATAAGAAAGGGAATTTTGTCCCTGATGTTCTTCCCTTAGATGCACGATGCTTTGCCTCCGATAATGATGGCGAAGATATGATTTGGGGAGCTCCGTGGTTTATGCGGTCAAAGGCACGGATTCAGAAGGAGTATGGCGAAAATATTAAAGTTGAGGGTTCCCTTGGAGAAGTCATTGATTTCTGGGATGCCAAGAAAAATGTTGTTTTTGTTGATAAAAACATTGTTAAAGAGCAAGAGAATACCTACGGATTCTCGCCTTTCGTATTAACACTTGTCCCCTTTGGTTCAATGTTCAGTACCGAAAATGCTATGGCACACCGGGGCGAGGGTATATTCTGGCCTAATCGCACTTTATGGGATGAGAAAAACAGGATTGCTACTATACTGGCGACTTTAACTATTGAGGCATTACGAGGCGGGATGCAATATGAAAGCTTGAAAGGGGAAAATGCACTCCAGCCCAAAGATTCACCATATGGGACTGAAAAGGTCACTCCCGTAGAAAAGGGTGGTGGTTATAGACCAATGCCAATCAATGATATTAAAAACGCCACAAGTTTGCTTTATTCGATAATCGAGGGAGATTTGCAAAAGACAGGTTTCACGGCCTTAGATTACGGGTCTTTAACATTCCCTCTTGCTGCAATAACGGTTACGAAACTTACTATTGCCAGGAATGACATCATGCTTCCTCATGTGCAGGCAAAGGCAGTGTTCAATCAATCTCTCAGCCGGATGATAATTGACCAGATCATCCAACTGAATAAAACAGTGGAGTTAGGGCAACCCGGTAGTCACAATACCTACTCCGTGAGTGATTTGAAGGGTGAATATCAAATCAACTATCGTTTCCTTAATATATCAAAGGAACAAACTGTTGCTGACCTATCAATCGCTAATGCTGCACGGGGTATCTTCTCCGATGACACCATTAGGAGAGACATAGTCAAATGCAAAGACCCCGATGGGGAAAAGGTTAAATGTGAATCAGAACAAGCAGAAAAGGTTGACGAGGTTTTGTTCCTCTACCGGAGAGCAAGCAGTCTCCTTGATGGGAAGAAAGTAACTCTAAAGAGCCAGGTTGAAGCCTATATTCTGGCACAAAGAATTGTAACTATTCTAAAACAGAGGCAGACAATGGGAACGCTGAGCCCGATAGAAAAGAAACAGGAACAAACCCCTGCACCTCAAGGTAAAAACCTATTACCTCTATTCGCTGGCGGGGGGCAATCACCAGCGGGAACTACCCAGGAGGTAGGAAGTGGACAATAAAAAGTTTAAGTTTACCCAGGAAGATTTAGACGCAATGGTGCTTGGGGCTCTCAATGAACAGCCAGTACAGGGCGGACTACAAAAACCTAATGCCATTCAGACGTTGTTAACTCAGGCACAATTAGGTAAGGGCGGGCAAGTAGCACCTGGCGGAGTCGCCCAACCGTTACCTGGTAGTACAAAGGGAGTCGGTCAACCTCAAGGATAAAGAATGATTGACCTAAAAGCAGGGGATTTATTAACCCAATATCGGCAGTCCAAAGATATTGAAATCGAGCGCCTCTTGTCGCAATATGGGTCATCCCTCAAGGGAGTGCGCGAAATGTACCCGCAACTAACAGGAGCCGTTCAACAGAGGCAACTAACGACTGCCTTGCCTACAGTTCCCTTATTCTTCACTCCGTCCGAAGCTCAAGATATGGGGTTGGGACTTCAAGAAGGCTGGATGTTGAAGATGACCCCAGCGGGAGAAGGATATACCACAAGTTTAATCACTCCTACAAAGTGGGAAATTACCGAGAATGACCTTTATATCTCACCAACTGGTGAAAAGTACACACAGGCGGATCTGCAAGCACTCCTTTCAGTGCCAACGGGGGGATTAACAGGAGAAACAACCACAGGACCATTGACGCTAGAGAACCTGACAGAAGAGGGAAAGACAGCCTATGGGGAATACCAGACTGCCGGTGGGCAATTAGATGTTGCGGGCTGGATTGACCTCAGAGAGAATCAACAGCTCGAAACGGAGCAAGTCTTCGGCAAGGTCTTCCCGACTGAGAGTGTTGATGAAGTTCTGAATTACATGGCAACCAACCCTGAAGGGTTCTTGGCGGATATAAGGGAGATTGGCCCGACTGAGGATATGATAGCGTTCCTTAAAACGCTTGAATTTGAGGATGAGGGAGGAAATCCCCAATATCTTACCGATGAGGAAATACAGGAATTATTCGGCACGGTAACTGTGCCTGAATATACGCCAGAGGGTTGGTTCAAAGATAACATTTTAGACCCCTTATCTGCTGGTTGGCAAAGGTTCAAGTATGGGATAGAGTCGGCTTTTAGGGGTATTCTCCCCAGTGTTGTTGCGAACATCCCATTCGATATAGCAGACAGAATAGAGAGCACAGTCGCAGATTGGAAGGATAAGGGCTTAATTGACCCGTCAATCGAACGGCTCGGCTGGGCTAAACCGCCTGTAGTATATTTGAATAATTTATTGCAAGAGGGGGTGGAGACAGGAGAGGCTTATCTGGAAAACATCCAGGCCACCTCAGAGCAAGAGTTTTTAAGGCTTATGACCCAAAAGGATTTATGGATTCAGCAACATCCTGAGCTCACGCCAGACCCTAAGTATTCAGAAGACCCGTTTAAGCATCCCGAATTATTCAGAGACCCCGGATATTATGCGTATTCTTTTACCAATAGCCTTGCTTACTCCCTCGCTACGATGGGAACGATACTGGCGGTTTCAGCCGTAGCGACTCCTGTTGGTGGCATGACTGCCGGAGTCTTAATCGCGGGTGCACCTGAAGCTACCAGTATGACCGAGGAATTGGTGAAACAGGGTATTCCATTTGAACAAGCTACAGAGTGGGGTTTACTTTATGGCTCTGCCGCTGGCTTGATTGAAATGGCCTCAGATTTACCACTTTTAGGTCTTCTATTTAAGCCAATTAAGACAGCAATGGCACCAGTGTGGCAAACCATTTTCAGGGGGGTATCAAGCCAAATTGTCAAAGGTGTCATAGCTGGAGTCATTATCCCGAACGTTGAAGGCCTGGAAGAGGTAATGCAGCAAATAATACATAACGCTGTCCTGAAACATTATGACGAAACGCAGTCTATTTTAGAGGGTGTAAGCCAATCTTATATTCAAGCTACAATAGGAGCTTTACCCTTTGGTGTCATTGGAGGATACGGTTCGTTTCAAACATTCCGCTCTAATTTATCCGAAGAGACCGGTGCGAAATATGATGCATCGGTAAAGAAGTTTCAAAATGCCGGGCTGACCGAAGGGCAAGCTCAAGTTCAAGCTGCTAATGAACTCGCCATGACTCCAGAAGGCGAAGCGGTGATTGAGAAGGCAATTAACGCAGCCAAAGAGGAATATCTGGAGGAACACCCTGTAACCCCCGTCTCGGCTGAACTAGCCGACAAATTACTAGACGAAATGAGGATTGCACAGGAAGTTGCTAAGAAGGTTACACCTGTTACCCCAGAGGTTACGGTAAAGCCCAAAGGATATGAGGCAAAGTTAGAAGCGAAGGATACCTTTGAGGATGGTAGTGGTTACAACAAATATGCTATTTACAAAGATGGCAAATATATCACAATGGAGGTAGGCAAGACTCCCCAAGAAGCACTTGACTACCACTACAAGACATCAGGGGCAATCTCCACCGCCGAAGCTACTACTCCTGAAGGTACAAAAGGGCAGATGGGCAAAACCCCCTATGGGACACAGGCTTATCAGGTTCTCCTGAAAGACGAAATATCTGTTGCTGAATTACAAGCAAGGATAGCTTGGAATAAAAAACAGGAGCAGAGTTGGTTAGACAAAGTTGCTGAGATGGGTGATGTGGCACAAGAACAAGCCAACACATATCGCAAGGGTATTGATTCAATGGAATTGCTCCTACCTAAAGGGGCTATCCCTAAAGTTACTGGTGTCTCAGAGATTGCCACAGGAAAACCATATACGGCTATTGTTTATCGTGGGTATAAAGTCGGCGGCACTCCCACCGATGAAGGGTTGTTTGGTAAGGGGACTTACTATACCACCAGCCAAGAATATGCTGAAACCTATGACGGCAAAGAGGTTATGGCTGTTAATCTTAAAAACCCCTTCGTTATACAGACACAGCAAGAGGCTGAGAACTTTTGGAATGAGGTTACTAGACCAGTAAGGCAAGAGGCATTAGAAGCGGGCAAGACTGTTCAAGAAGCCGATGAATTGGCTGCTCAGGCAGCGAGGGAATGGCTTGAAAGTCAAGGGTATGACGGACTTATTGCTAGAGACATCATAGAAAAAGGTGATGAGATTGTAGTATTTGAACCTAAGAAGACAGTGGGACCTAAGATTCCAGTAACCCAAGCTGGTATGCCAGAGGCAGGACTTCAGTCTTCTCTATTAGAGGAAGTCCCAGCAAAGGAAGTTACACCCGCGCCGACAGGAAGGCTCGTTCAAGCTCGCCTTGACGATTATTTGAGACTCAGAGAATATAACGCCAAAGCCGTTGCGGACAGAATCAGTGAGATTAAGAAGCAACTGGAAACTAAGGGTAGACTGAAGGAGGGAACTAAGGGTGATTTACGCTTAGAATTAGCCAGACTTGAGGCACAACAAGAACTCGATGCCATAAAGACAGTTGAGGAACTTGATACTCTGATAAGGCAGGTGAGTGAAGAACTAGGGCTTCGTTCAATGCCTTATGCGGGCTATGGTGGCAAAGCACATATAGACCTTATCAGGCATCCGACCCAGCGGTTATTTAAAGGTTACACGACAAGGCAACTTGAGGAGATGCTTAACGTCTATCAACAGGCAAGGCAAATGATGCCTGAAGCGCCTGTGCTCGAACCTACTCCTCCGCCCGTGCCGGGCAAAGAGAATATAGAAAGGGTTAAGACTGACCCGACACCGGCATCCGATGATATTATCTTAAAGAAGTTTATTGACTGTATTAAGGATGCTAAGCCAGCCAGGGAAGTTACTGAAGCGTTAAAACATCAGGAATTATCACAGCGCTCTGCCGTCTTTGCTAGTATTTTACAGGGGGGGGAAGGATACAAGGCATTTGAGAAGGCTAAGGGGGCTCTGAGGGGATTTTTGCCACAGGGCGAGTATCTCTTAGACTTGCAGAAGTTCGGTATAACCGACGCAGATATTGAGCGGATGGTTGATAAAATCCGACTTGACGAATCACTCAAACCATTTCAGAAACTTAATACCTATGAGGCTTTTACTAATCTAGTCATGGGGGCTATCCCAACGGAAGGTGAGTTGCTTCTACTTGAAAGAGAGTTCGGGCCTGAATTGGCAAAGGCTATTATGGCAAAGTTGCCAGCAGGGGCGAAGGCACTAAAAGTCGCTCAAGACATAGCCAATGTGCCTCGAACCCTGGTAACAATAGCAGACCTATCTGCCACCTTCAGGCAGGGTGCACTTCTGGCTTTCGGGCAACCCGTTCAATTTAGTCAGGCTTTTGTCGCACAATTAAAGACGGTATTCAGTGAGAACAACTTTAAGCTAATAGATGAGATTGTACACAACAACATCTATGCGGAGAAGGCAGAGCAACACAAACTTTATATCGCACCTATAAGTGAAGTTGTTAGTGTAACCGCTCGTGAAGAGGCTTTCATGGGGCGATTGATTGAAAGGATACCGCTTCTCGGCTCAATAATCCGTGCATCTGAAAGGGCTTATGTAACCTTCCTTAACGTCTTGAGAATGGAAACATGGGCATACTACTGTCGGCAGTGGGAAGGAACAGGGAAAACAAGTGCGGACTATGACAAACTAGCCTCGTTTATTAACCATGCTTCAGGGCGTGGTGATTTAGGCTCATTTAGTCGAGCTGCACCGTGGCTTTCAGCCACTTTCTTCTCGCCGAGGTTCATAATGTCTCGTGTGCAAGTACCGCTTGACCTCATTAACACAACGCCAGCAGTCCGCAAAGTTATCGCCCGCAACCTCGTTTCCTTTGTTGGTGTTGGCTTATTGGCACAGGTGTTAGCTGAACTTGGTGGCGGTGATACGGAAAAAGACCCGCGCTCTAGCGACTTCGGTAAAATCAAAATCGGTAATACCCGAATAGACTTTTGGGCTGGGTTTCAGCCTTATGTGCGTGTCATTGCACAAATAATTACAGAGGAACGGAAGTCCACCCAGACAGGGGAAATATACAAGATAGACCCGATAGACATAGGGGTAAATTTCTTCAGGTCAAAGCTCGCTCCAATGCCGGGACTCCTGTGGGATTTGAAGTCAGGCAAAACATTCATCGGCGAAGAGCTAAACGCCGAGAACGCCGGGAAGATAATCTTTGAAAAGCTAACTCCGATGTTCGTTCAGGACTTGATTGAAGCCGTACAGGATATTGGTATGGCCGGCATCGGTTACGGTATCCTTTCGGCTTTAGGCCTTGGGATTCAAACATATAGTGACAACTGGGAATCAGCCGAATTAAAACTTGGCTTACCTCAAAGGTCTGATAATCTGCCTTATACGGTAGAAAACGAAGTTTACGATGTGAAGGATTACTACTCTGAGATAAGCCAGATGATTGGCGGAGCGACCTATGAGATGCTTTCGGATAAGAAAGTACCTGAATTAGTTTTATCGGTTGCTAAAGCTAAAGACATTCTAGGAGAGATAAACTTACTTCCCAACAAGAGATTAACGAATATCAACGCCGATTCGACAAAGGGCGATACCTTTGAACAGTACAGAACACAATGGCTAGCAAGGCAGAAAGTCACCAATCCAGAGGAACTTAAACAGTTCGATAAAGACTACCCAGACGCTTATTTGGGAAACATAACACAGGCACAATATGCTTTATTAGTCGAGTATCATTCTCTTCCTGAGGCAGAAAAGGCAGAATTTCTAGGCAGACACCCTGAACTTTATATCAATCCGAGAGAGGAATGGCTGAGGACTCACCCTCAAGAGAACGCACTCTTAGCATTATGGGGCAAGGCTGACATTTACAGCCCTGAGGCGCAGAGTAAGGTATCTACATTGACTAAACAACTAGACATTCCTGAAAACGCTCTGGTAATGAAAGACCTTGATGCTGTGAGCGAACTGAAACTCAAGAACCAGCACTTATTTGACCTGCTTGATGCCTACGGAGGGCTAGACGACACCTTAAAGGGGCCGGACGGCCTGACGGCCAGGGACAGGGCGATCAAGGGATTATACGCCGATAATCCTGAGTTCAGGGATGATGAGAGACGTATTCAGGCTTTAGATGTGGGGACGAAAGAACACCCGACTCTCGATACTATGGTTGAAGGCTGGGTAGAAAGAGGGCAAATCGCAGACGAGCTCGGGGCGAGTAGTGCCGAAATGAAGCTCTGGCTGATAGACAATAGGGAAGTCCATCAGTGGGCGCTGGAGAACGGACTGTTGAGTGATACCGGCGAGGACTGGAACGAGAACATTCTAAGATTGGAAGTCAATTATCGAGAGGACTTCGACAAGTATGATGCTCTTGGGAACGAAGCCTCTCCCAGTTATATTGCGAACGACACGGCAAGAGCGGACGCAAGGGAAGCGATGTTGTTTTCTCAGGGGAAGATGACGAGCTTTGGCATAGCGTCCTACACTATAGACGCACTCCAAAAGAACATACCTGAAAATCTTGTTACCACGTATGTTGATTACTACGGGATAAGGAAGAAAGAGGGTGTGGACTACTCGGCTGGATGGTATGAGGACGATTGGTATCTTCTGGAACACAAGGACTTCTACCAGACGATGCTAAACCTTAACCTCTGGCAATCGAGAGACTTTTCTAAGGTTCCAACAAGACAGGTTTACAGTTTATACCAAACCTATAACACCTTGCCGAAGGGCGATGCGAGAATAGACTTTAGAGTTCAACATCCTGAATTTGATGCTTGGCTGGTTTACGTCAAAGACTACGCATATCAGAGTGATGCAGCTAAATCAGTTCCCAGGGAAGATTATCTGGCTATGGGATTCCCAAGCCTAGAAGCATTAGTACAAACCGGGAAGAAAATAATATCGGGAATATCAGGACTAATGAGTGCAAATCCGCAAGTAAGTGGTAGATATACAACTCCTAGAGAGATGCCAACCATTTCTAGTGAGATGTTATTAGTTGACCCAATACTGGTTGGTGAGCAACTTGGTGTGATTGAGGAGATACAGAATGGCAGAGCACTCATTAGGTACGAGGGAATCCCCTACTTTGTATCTGTTAATAGATTACCAAAGGGTGCTGGTTTATTTGACACTCTACGTATAGACACCACTGGCATCAATCCTACTGGTGAACCTAAAATAATTGGATTGGTTCCGAATCAGGAACCTGTAGCGAGTTCGATTGAGATGCAACAAATTATAGATTTTCTGGCGAAATCAAAAGTTAATACTCATACATACGTGAACTCATCCAATGGAACTAGTTATGTATGCCATGACTTTTCGGTTGACCTAGTTGGCGAGGCCAAGAGAGCTGGGTTGCCAATAGAGTACGTAGAACTTGAATGGCAAAATAGTGCTCACGCTGTCGCTGGGGTATGGATAGGACAATACTTCTATTATATAGAGCCTCAGAGCGATGGGATTATGACACTATTCATGCTCGACAAGGTGTGGGAACAACGATTTGGGCCACTAATTTCAATAACGATAAGAGACTACAACGGCACTTCGATGAAACAAATGATAACACCTGAGATGCTTGAAATGAGTCGAGATGCACCATTGCCTCCATTGCCTGCTGGAACACATTATGCCGATGAGTTCCTAGGTAAATAAGGCATGAAGTTTACCGCATCGCCAACAAGGATAGTCAAGGTTATCAATAAAGAGGGGGCGGTCAGGTATGTTCCTATGAATAGAGCGCAAAGGCGGAGATTGAAGATTAAATAAGGGTCGTAGGGCGAGCCACCGCCTTTAAGAGTGGTAAAAAGTCGAGCCCCGTTTAACGGGGAATTTTTATTTAGGAGGTACAAATGGACGGAACTGAGAACCCCAAAGGACTCTCTTCGGAAGGACAGACTTCTGAGGGTGAGACTCAGGGAACTTCAAAGCAAACCAGGACTTACACAGAAGAGGAGCTGCAAAAGGCGAAAAGCGATGCTCTTGCTCAAGCTGGCAGGGATGCCAAGGCGCTATCTGATAGGGAAGCTGCCATCAAAGCCCGAGAGGAGGCTGCCGCCGAATCGGACAGGCGGAGAGAAGAGGCTGAACTAACCGAAGCGAGGAAAGACCCTGACAAGCTCGCTCAATACAACAAGAAACAGGCTGATAAGCAAATCGAAAAGCAACGAAAGGCTGATTCGGATGCCGAAAAGTTAGCATTGAGAAAAGAGCGAGAGCAGTTGGAACGGGAAAAGGCTGAGAATGAGGCAGTACTTAAAGCTTGGCGCGAGGACATACTTGAAAGGAAGGTCTTTGAGCTAGCGGGGAAATACAATCTTAACCCGGTAGTCCTCAAGGACGGCATGAAAGACCTCGGCCTTTCAACTGCGGAACAAGCTGAAGCCTTAGCAAAACGGCTGAGCGAAAAACAACCGAAGGAGCCTCTTGAAGTTGACTCTGGTGTGACATCTGGCCATAAGGGATCCATGGAAGGTAAATCAGCAAGACAACTCTATGCTGAGGACTTCCGAGAAAAACAGAAAAAATAGGAGGTTCTAAATGGCAATCACTGGATATTTTTCTAGTCCTGACGAAATGGCCAAGCTAACGCAATCTAAATTACTGGCTGGTGTCGTTCAGGAAACAATCGAAGTCGGGCAACTTTTACCCCGACTCCCCGTCACGACCATTGACTCTTATACTTTGAAGTGGAATCGTGAGGGAACACTCCCCAGTGTCTCTGAAAAGAGCAAAGGGGAACAATACGCTTGGAAGGAAGTGGCTACTTACTCCCAGGTTACTCTGGGACTAAAGGAATATGGCGACCAATGGGCATTAGTTGCGGGCGCTCAGGAAACCTACAAAGACCCTAATGACTACAGGATGGTTATCCAGTCCCAAATCATCAAGGGTGCTCTGCGCACCATTGAAGACCAGCTTATCTACGGGGATGCCACAACCTATCCCAAGGAGTTTGACGGCTTGGACAAGCTCTGTGCTGCTACTGGTGCTCATACATTTGCTGCCGGTTATCAAGATTACGATATGGGTGGGGGCACTGTTGGCTTGTCAATTACAGCCCTGCTCGCACTGATGCGAGCCTGTAAGCCGAGACCGAGTTTTATACTGATGCCTGGGACAATTCAAGACAAGTTGTTTATCTACTCGATGGGCAAAGCTGGTGCTATTGTCATGGCCCGGCAAGCAGATGAATTCGGCAAGATGATTTCATACGTCAATGGTATCCCCATTGTCGTATCGGATTATCTAACCACAGAGACCGACAACACTGGCGGAAAGGCTACCTCGGCTCTGGTGAGCGTTTACGCTATCAGGACTGGCCCAATCGAGGATGGCGGAGTCAGTTTATGTGTCGGCGGCTCAACTGGTGGCAAAGACTTCTTCGAGGTTACCCACTTCGACAAACTGGAAGGCTACAATGCTGAGGGCATCCGGGCTCACTGTTATGTTGCCCTAGCAAAGGGCTCAACCAAATCTATAGCCCGTGTTCATAGCATCTGTCAGACAACGGCCATAGATGCTACCAGTTAAAGCTTTTAGGGGGGTTGGCTTAACTAATCCTCTAATCTAATAAAGGAGGACTAATCATGACGACTTTATACGATGCTGGAATCACATCTCAAGTCCGCAAGGGCACGATAAAAATATCCAAGACCAACTTTAATGCCAATGCTTTGGTAGGTGGTGTTGAGAATCCTGAAGATGCGATTATCCTCATTGACAGGATAGTAGCAGACATCACAACTGCGGCGGAGGCAGCCTGCACTCTTGCGGTTGGCTTGGGGGATAATGCCACTGATAATAGCCTTAACGCCAGCAAGGATTTCCTTGGGTGCAATGCCTTGAACATTGGTGTTGCGGTTGGCCCCGTTGCTGCCGTGAACTACAGTTGCAAAGTGGCAGCTCCGAATGCTAACCATAATGCAACTGATTCGTGGATTCTAATTGGCGCAAGTGTCATCGCTAACGCGGACAGTTTAGTGGCGGATGTCTATGTGGACTACATAATTCCGTAGCCAGTGAGCTACACAATTCCGTAAAAAGGAGACTGCTATGTTAGATTTCGTTCTTTATACCTGCTCTTATGGGCAGGTAACAGTAGAGACAATCACCTGCGTAGAAAAGTTACACAACACAAATCACAGGTTTGAGTGGTGGTTCCAAACAGGGGACGCCCTTATAAGCCGAAGTCGAAGCATAGCAGCCTACCAGTTCTTGAAAAAGAACCGTGCATCCTACCTGATATTCCTTGACGGGGACATCATCTTTACCCCGGAGGACATAGAAAAGTTACTGGATGCCCTCAATGGCGGTTTAGACGTGGTAGGCGGGCTATACCCAGTCAGGGGTGGAACATTCCTAGCTCAAAGGGGCTGGAACGGGCAATTCCACATTTCAGGGAATTTAGAGGAAGTCCAGTTTGTTTCAACGGGCTTTGTTGGGATCACTCGGAACATTTTAGAGAAGATTACCAAGGATATGCCAGTTCTCAATAAAGGGAACTGGTCAGAATGTTATCCAGTCTTTGAGGATGGAAGGTTTGAAGACATCTTCATTTCAGAGGACTGGGACTTCTGCAACAAGGTTAGACAGGATGGCTCAAAAGTTTATGCCCATACCGGTATTCAGCTTTCACACTTGAAAGAACGGATTTACACGACACGAGAAGCTATAGAGAACATGACCGTTAAGCCAGAGAAACAGGAAATTAAAAAAGACCTCGCTGAGTATCTAGGGAAGGAAGTAGAAGTATCGGAAGGCTTCGCAATTAAGCAACTGGCTGATAAGTGGAAGGATTGGCAAGGCACAGTAGAGGACTTCTACAAAGACCCTGAAATTGGACTGCTCTACCTCTACGATTTAGTGGGTTTCAACTCGGCAACCTTTTATAAAGAGCAAAGGCTGGCTGGGGTTAAAAATGCCGACCATCTCAATATTTTAGACATCGGGTGTGGCATAGGAACTGCTCTCCTCGAACTGTGCTGGAAGAATAAAAACCTGGTCGGGTATGACATAAGCGATACAGTATTAAATTTCGCTAGGTTCAGAGCCAATAAACTAGGAGCCAGGAATGTAAGGTTTACCAGCGAATTTCCCCAGATAGAGACCTTCGACCTCATTATCGCCATAGACACGCTGGAACATATAGAGGACTTGCGTGGCTTTCTCCTGAAGATAGGAGAAGGAATGAAGGAAGGTGCGAGGTTCTATCACTATGATTGCTTCTGGGAACATGAAGTAAGCCCGATGCACTTCGACCACAGTAAGAATATAAACGAATGGTTGAAGGAAGCGGGTTTAGTCATTTTTGACAATCACTGGTGTATTAAAGGAGGGCGATGAAGAAAATCTATTGCACAGACTGTAACGGGGAGGTCGCAGTCAAAATAGAAGATTGTCCCGCGCATAAAGCGAAGAAAAGGGAAAGGAGGTAAGTATGCCTAAAACTGCAAAACAACGCACACTTGCTTGTATCGCTCTTTCAATAAAAAAGGGGGAAACCCCGCGGTCATACAGTGCCCAGGCTGCACAGATGGCCGATTCCATGAGCGAAGAGAAACTAAAAGAGTGGTGTTCGGGTCCGCTTGAAAAAAAGTAGGTGAACCATGAAGACTTTATCGGCTATTAGAGAGACCGTTCGGCAATTTCTAAAGGATGAGGTTCAGACTGATGAGGACATGGCTTTTGAGGATGATGAATTGGATTTACACATCAGCAAAGTCCTCACGGAAATCTCCCAGAGAAGCCCTTACGAGCATAAAGAAACAGTAGAAAGTGATGGCACAAGGGAGATAGACCTCAGCGACATCGAAAACCTAATCGGCGACAAGGTTGTAATGGTGGAGTATCCCACAGGAAACTATCCACCTAGCGAACTGAAATTTAGTATCTTCGGGGACACTCTAACGATGGAAAGCGAGCCGACTTCCGGGGAAGACGTTTATCTATATTGCCACAAGGTTCACGAGTTGACCGACTCGTCATCTACTTTGACTGCCGATTTAGAGGAAGTCTTAGTAGACGGCGTGGTAGCTAAGGCAGCTCAGGCATGGCTCAATCAGATGCGCGCTCAAATTGTTCCTAGTACAAACAGGTGGTATCACACCTGGGCGACACAGCAATTTGCGATTTATCAAAACAGTCTCAATTCAATAACCAGACCAAAGGTTTGGAAATACTAAGGAGGTAACCAAAATGGCAGTAGGTATAACAAACAGAGGGAAATACTTAATTATGAGCTATGTCTTTAGGACGGCAGCTCTTCCTGCTCACTTTTACATAGCCCTGGTGACATCGGCGGTGGCCCCAACGTGCGACATTAACACTCTCAGTGAACTCACTGAGATTGCTGCTGGCAACGGATATACGTCAGGTGGTTATGAGCTACATGGTGATGCTACGGATTTTGATGTCATCAACGAGGATGACACCAACGACCTGGGCAAAATTCAGGCTAAGGACATTGTCTGGACGGCGTCCGGCGGGTCAATCCCGGCTTCAGGTAACGGAGCCAGGTATGCGGTATTAACAGATTACCACGCCACGGTAGGCAGTCGGCAAGTTATAGCCTACTGGGACCTCGTATCGGACAGGACGGTATCTTCGGGCCAGGCACTCACTTTGCAAGACTGTGAACTGCGCCTGACTGAGAGTTAATCAAACAGTATCAATGAAGATTAGTATTACACAAGGGCAGGGCGGCCTGCCCTTGTTTGTAAGGAGTATTTATGGCATGGCTTACTGAGGTAGAAAAAGCTTATCTCGCAGGCATAATTGATGGCGAAGGGTCTATTGGTATCTCTAGGGATTATAGACCCAATAGAAGGCATTCACCTTTTCATCGGGCAAGAATGAGAATAACAAGCACTAACCTAGATTTGATTGAATATTTGAAGACAAAGGTTGGTGACCAAGGCAAATACCATATTTGCACACGCCCCAGCAGAGATATAAATAGAAAGACCACCTATGAGATAGAAATGGGAGATAGACTAACTGCGAAATTACTCCATGAGGTATTGCCTTATCTCATAGTCAAGAGAAAGCATGCTGAGAATGTACTCGCTTTCAAGGAAACCTTTGAGGGATTTAACAGAGGGAAACAAATTCCGATGGACATTATTAAGAAACGGGAGAACTATTTTCTCATGCAAAAAGAATTAAATCATAGAGGAGTGATGGCATGTCTTGGTTGAGTGGCTGGTCATATCGTAAACAAGTAACAGTCACAAATGGTGTTGCCAGTTACCAGACTAAAATCCTAGTTGGTGAATCATCTGGTGCGACCGGAGAGGAAGTTGATTGCGGGGGAAAGTGTCTATCTACCTTTAATGATTTAAGGTTTACTGGCTCAGATGGTACAACCCTGCTTGATTACTGGGTAGAATCAATAACAGGCACTACGCCGAATCAATTAGCAACAGTCTGGGTAGAAAATGATGGCACACCCTCGACTACCTGCTATATGTATTATGGCAAGGCAGACGCAAGTGCCCAATACGCAACACCCTTATTGGCAGGAGAGGCGACCTTCCCATTCTTTGATGATTTCTCTGGCACGTTCCCAGGAACAAAATGGGCTGGCGATACAGCAAATGGAAGTGTGTCAGGCGGCATTTTAACATTTGTCTCTACAGCAGGTGTCTGGAAGGTAATATATACAGCAGCCCAATCTGGTGATATAGCATTGAGGACTAGGACTAATTTGGCGAATGGTGATTATACCCAAGTATTTCTTGCAAAATCTGATTTGAGTGGTAGTGTAAATGTCTACCATATTTCAGCGGCCACAAACCATAGTAGGGCAGCAACCTTTGATGGCACAGAACAGGTAATTAGTAATACTGCTTTGGGATTTGGCAGTTATCATTTATACGACCTCTGTAGAGTTACGACAGGCACAGATACAGTTAGGGTATTTATGGATGGGGGGCAATTAGGTTCTGATACAACTGCCCATGTGTCAGCAGTTGATATGGGGGCATTACTTAGAATAGGAAATGCTTTCAATATTTTATGTGATTGGATACTAATTAGAAAATATGCTCTTACAGAGCCAACTTGGGGAAGCTGGGGAAGTGAGGAAGCACTATTACCTTTCAGGAATTATTATCTAAGTCTTTTAGCTCATTAAGGAGGTGAACAATGGGCAGAATTTATAATATCGTATCGAGTAACGCAACAATGATAACAGCGGTCAACGTCCTGGCAGCTATTTACCCTGTTGCCACTCCGCCCGCTGCTGGCTCTGTGTTAGCAATCAGAAGGGTAGAAATCTCTCAAAATGCTAACGCCACATCTGCACAGGTACAGGCTGCCTTATCACTTAGGACTGGTGGGAACTTGACCGTTGCTACTGTAACTCCACAATCGAGAAAGTATGGAGGAGCCGCTTCCGCCATTGCTGGTATAGCAGGGACATTGGCTGCTGGCAAGTGCGGAATCACAGGCTCGGCTGACGCAACTCCCACTTACGTTGATTATGTGTCGGCTACGTTCAACGCGCTTAACGGATATTTATGGATTCCGGTACCTGATGAAACCTTATATGTAACAGGAGCCGTAGCATTTGTGGTGAGATTTCTGGCTGACCCTGCTACTCTAACAGGCTGGAACTGCACCCTGACTTTTGAAGAAATCTATTAAGGAGATTAGATGCCTATCTGGAGAGAACCTTCGCAACCGACACAGCCTAGGCCGCGGGTAATTGAAGAAGCCTCGGTTAGTATTACGCCTTCTGCTGCGTCAGCACTAGCCTCGGTTGTGGCGCCGACTGTAGTCTTGGGTTCACTTAGCATTACCCCTTCTCCTGCCCAAGCCCTGGGGTCAGTTGTAGCCCCGGCGGTAGTTAAGGGCTCAATCTCTATCACCCCGAACTACTTAGCTTCTATTGCGGGTGTGGCACAACCGACGGTAATAAAAGGTTCGGTTTCTATCACTCCCTCGTTTGCCCGTGCAATAGCTTCAGTCATAGCCCCGACAGTAGAACCTTGGCTTTCAGGATATGCATATAGACAGCAAATACCCGTCAACCACACGGATGATGGTGCTCAGGCAAATTATCAGAAGTGGCTAACAGTCAATAAGACTACTGGTACTTCAATACCTGGCACTATCTATTTGCAGAACCACGCCTTGAGTTGGGCAAGTACAGTTCCCAACGACGTCAGATTCACAAAGGCAGATGGAACTTCAGAGTTGGATTATTGGATAGAGTCTTCAGATGCGGACACTGCCCAGATTGTGGTAGAACTTGATGCCATTCCAGCTCATCCTGACCAAGGGCTCCCCTATATCTACTATGGGAAATTAAACGATATCACAACGAGCAACGGCCCGAACACCTTTCCATTCCATGACCACTTTGGTGATTTCAGTGTATCAAAGTATTCAGGCAACCCCATTTTTGCGGGCGGCGCAACTGTTCATAGGCAGGATGCGTCAGTCTTTTACGATGGCACATACTATTGGCTGGCACTTCCATATTGGAATAGCTCAACAGGCGTTTCGTATGTAACTATCTATCGGAGTTCGTTGGGTGATGGGAGTGATTGGACTTACCAATATGATATACAGAAGGGAGCAGGAGAATACAGTTTTGGGGATGTTCAGTTATTTAAATACGGAAGCACTTGGTATCTATTTTATCAATATTCTATTAACTCATCCTATGCACCACAAAGATTAGCAGTAGCAACATCTACTGATATTACTAACCCTACTTCTTGGTCAAGATATGGCTCAAACCCAATACTTTCAGAAACGGGCACAGGATGGGAAAGCCTCAAACTAATGGGGCCTTGGGTCATAAAGTATGGCTCAACGTGGTATTTATTCTACACAGGGGCGGGCGGTTCCCCAATTCAAGCGCATTTGGGAATTGCAACTACGTCTGAGGCGAACTTCCCTGGCGGGTGGACAAGGTATGGTAGCAATCCCATTATAGGGGCTGCATATGAGCCTTGGGGGGTTGAAGGAACTACCATAATTAAACGAGGCTCAACTTTTCTCTTATTAGCAACAGAGGGGAAAGTGAACAATTACCAAAAAGTGAGGGGGTGGAAAAGCACTAACTTACTCTCTTGGACTGAAGTTCCTAATACAATAATATTAGACAAAGGCTCAGGATGGGAAAGTGCTGCTGCGTTAGGGGTGGGCTTCTTTTACTCTGATGCCTATGGTACAGCAGAAGGCAATAACCAACGATTCATATATTCTGGCTCAACTGATGCTATGGCTGGCAGTTATGTAGGGACAGGGCAAGCAACACTCTTAAACCTTGATAGCCTCATTGCTTTTGCTGGGCTAGGTAAGTGGTCAGGTGATATAGCAAACGGGAGTATTACTAATAGCATCCTAACTCTTGCCCCTGGTGCAGCGTGGAAGGCAATACAGTCTGCCACACAGGCCAATGATGTAGCCCTTCGTGCAAGGGCAAGATTAAATACTCCCACTAATGACCCTAGCTATAGCCAGTTACTATTCAGTGAAGTTCCCGTAAACGATGATGCACTCAATATCTATGGATTCAAAAATGGTGGGGTTGCCTCTAGTGTATGGTCAACAACGAAAGCAGGAGTAACTACCACAGTTAGCACTGCTGCCATTGGATTTGATGCTTACCACATTTTTGATTTGTGCAGATATATTTCAGGAACGGATACCATTAGGTTCTATAAAGATGGGGTTCAGGTAGGCTCAGATACAACAACCAATGTTCCCATAGTGGACTTGGCTGGGGTGATTAGGGGCTATAATGTCAACGCCCTATGCGACTGGATTCTCATAAGAAAATATACCCTCAATGAACCAACCTGGGGAACTCCAGGAAGTGAAGAGCACCCAAGTATAGTCGTTACTCCCTCTCCTGCCCAGGCAAAAGCCTCAGTAATAGCACCGACAGTCGTCTTAGGCTCAATCACTGTCGTACCTGGGCATACAGATGCTCGTGCTCAGGTAATTCAGCCAACGGTAAAGCCAGGGAATATAACTTACGTCCCCACGCCGATTAGTGCCATAGCGAAAGCTATTAGCCCGTCTGTGATTTACGGGGTTATCATACCCAGCCCGATTAGTGCCATAGCCAGTGTGGTAGGCCCCGTTGTAGTTTTAAGTTCGATTTCCATTACACCCACAGAAATCACAGCCATCTGTCAGGTGGTTGCTCCGAATGTAAGTATCGGTGAGGGCGTATTGTATATCACGCCTTCGCCTATAGACGCTATTGGGGGCAGCGTAAATCCCACTGTGATACTGGGGTCTATAAGCCTCACGCCTACTTTTATCACTACCCTTGGTGGAGTCGTAGCGCCAAATGTCATTCAATCTAGTCTGTTCATAACCCCTGCTTTTATTAAAGCACTAGGCAAGGTGGTTGCTCCAACAGTTCTGGGCGGTTCAATTACGCTAACACCAGAGTCTATAAAAGCCATAGCCAGAGGGCAAAACCCGGCAATTATCTATGGCTCAATGACTGTGACCCCGGCATTTGTCAAAGCACTCGCGGGAGTTATGAGTCCTACTGTGCTCCAGGGATGGGTAGGCAGGAAATTAAAGTTAGTAATAGTTACCAGCCAGTATCGAAAAGTAGATGTAACCACCTGTCAGAATCGCAAAGTGGACGTAGCTACCACTCAAAAGCGCAAAGTAAGGGTCTTAACAGGAGAGTGATAAAATGGACATAGAGACTATCATTGAATTTACGGCCAAGGCGAGCATACGGACACTGGTTTACGTTTATGATGATGAAGATGCCCTGGTTGATCCGACTTCAGTTTTAGTGACTTTAATTGATGCGGACGGCTTAAGAAGCAGCACGGCGACTGCAACCACAGCCAATCACTTAATTGACTCCAATGGTCAGTTTACCGCCAAGGATGTCGGCAAGACTATTTATAATAGCACCGACGAAACGACTGCCGAGATAACCGTCTTCAATAGTGCGTCTGATGTTACCCTTGACACTGACATTATGACTAACGGCGAGGACTATGAGGTTTATTGTGTTTACGAAGAGAATGTCGTTTCAACCGGTAGGCTTGAAAAGGGCATCTTCGAGCATTTCTACAATACATCAAAAGACTCTGCTAAGGGATGGTGGCCGTGTTTAGTGGAAGTCGTTGACGGCACGGGGGGGACGGCACGGACGAGTATAGGGAATTATTCGGTAAAGGTAAAATGAGAGAACTTTCAGATACTTTATTAAAGGCACAACTTAGAAGTGGAGTAGGCTCACACAAATTTATCTGGCACGCCTGTATTGATTGCGGGAAAGAAAGATGGGTTGCACTGATAGATATTAAAAATGGTGGAAAGCCAAGATGCTTGAGGTGCTTTTCTTGTGCTCAAAGAGTAACAATGTCTAAGCGACAAGGGAATAAGCATCCTCGCTGGAAGGGTGGCAGGAAAATTACATCGCAAGGCTATATTTGCATTAAGCTATATCCACATGATTTCTTTTATTTGATGACCCAGCATAATGGCTATGTCCTAGAGCATCGCCTTATCATGGCAAAACACCTGGGCAGGTGCTTACAGCCTTGGGAGGTAGTCCATCACAAGAACGGAATTAGAGATGATAACCGAATTGAGAACCTAGAGTTCACTACTAATGGCAGCCATAGTAGAGAACACAGTAAGGGCTACCAAGATGGTTATCTCAAAGGTTATCAAGATGGACAATCAAAAGCTGTTAAGGAACTTAGGACCGAGATTAGATTACTCAGATGGGAATTAAGGGAAAAGGAAAATGCGAATACTTAGCTCTACTCTTAAGAATGAACAACAAAAAGGTGCTCTTACGCCACTTATTAAAGTGATTTTAACAAAGGGCATCACAAGCCACACATATTACAAGGACAGGATACTACCCTCTGAACATGACGAGGAGATGTATTCTCACCGGGCCAAGATTGTCTTGAGCAATCACGATCATGCACTGGATTCGCTTGACCTCAAGGGTTTCGATGCGGTTATCTCCTATGGATTCGGTAAAGAGTATTTGGCAACCTCTCCTCTCTCTGTTATAGACCAGCAATTTGATTCCGATGTTAGTAAGGATTACCCCCTAACCTGCACACTTT